AATGCTCGGTTAGGTGCGTTTGAGATTGTTCTTCCGATTTTGGATGCAATCAATAACATCGCTAGTAACCGTATGGATGGTGTCGAACAAGCTATTCAGGCATTCATCAAATTCGTGAACTGCGATATCACCGCTGAAGATTTCACTGAGTTGAAAGATCTCGGTGCGATCAAGGTCAAATCTGTAGAAGGTCAACAGGCTGATGTGGACGTTGTGAAAACAGACCTGAATCAAGACCAGACACAGACATTGAAGAATGACCTGTATGATGCCGTACTTACTATTTGCGGAATTCCTAACCGTAACGGTGGAAGTTCTACAAGTGATACCGGTGCAGCAACGATTGTCAGAGATGGTTGGACGGCTGCCGAAGGTCGTGCAAAGGACACCGAACAGATCTTCAAACGTTCTGAGAAACAGATGTTGAAACTGATACTGAAGATTCTCAGAGAAAAGAATGTTCTGGATTTACGTCTAAGCGAAATCAACATGAAATTCACCAGACGTAATTACGAAGCAATTCAGAGTAAGTCACAGGTACTTATTCAAATGCTTGGTTGCGAAAAGATTGATCCACAGTTGGCGTTCGAAGCGTCTGGCATGTTCATTGATTCCGAATCAGCTTATACACAGTCGATGAAGCATTACAAAGAATACCAGGCTGAACAACAGAAGTTGGCTTCATCTCAGAATCAGAACAATTCTAGCAATCAAAGCAAAACAGTAGATTCAAGCGGTCAGTAAGACGCTTGCAATAGTCAGAGAAGACGGTAATCGCAAAAGGCAGAGAAGCCTTAAATCGCAAACATGTTCAGAGAAGAACTGAAAACGCAAGGGGATTTCAAATGAGTAAGATTGATGTTTCTAAAATCGAAGGTTACGCAAGCATGTCTGCCGAAGATAAGTTAAAGGCTTTGGAAGCGTACGAGATTGATGATCCAGATTATTCAGGTTATGTCGAAAAGAAAACATTCGATACAACGGCATCTGAATTAGCTAAGACCAAAAAAGAATTAAAAGAAAAGATGACTGCCGATGAACAGACTAAGCAGGCTGAACAGGAAGCTAGAGAAAAACTCGAAAAGGACTACAAAGCCCTTTTAAGAGAAACGACCATTTCCAAGAACAAGGCTAAGTATCTTGCTTTGGGATATGACGAAAAGTTAGCTGACGAAACGGCTATTGCATTGACTGACGGTGACACCGAAAAGATCTTTGCTAATCAGAAGAAATTCATGGAGTCTGTCGAAAAGAAGACACGCGAAAAGATGTTGGATGACAATCCTGCACCTACACCGGATGGCACAGAGGAACATATGACTTTGGAGAAGTTCAGAAAATTATCTCCGAAGGAACGTATGGATTTCCACGATGCTCATCCAGATGATTACAAAACACTATATGGAGGGAATGAGTAATGGCTCATAAAATTTATGACAATTTCTACTTATCCAATGAAGTAGAAGATTCTTATGATTCACATTTGGATTTACAACAGTTCTGCAAAGTAGATAACTCTCTGGTTGGTGAACCAGGAATGATTCGTAGAATCAATGTCTACAAGGCTACTGCTGCTACTGAAAAACTGGCAATGGGTGAAGGCAACACTAAGTCTATTGAAGTAACTTTCAGCCCGAAGGAATACAAGATTTTATTGGCTCAGAACCGGTTCGAATATTTTGACGAACAGGATATGACTGATCCAATGCTTGTACCTACAGGTATGCATCAGATGGGTGTTGACTTGTTCAACACTGTTACTGCCGACATTTTCACAGAGTTTAACGCCGCGACAATGATCGTCTTAACGGATACTCTCGGTTTCGATTGCTTCGCAGATGCTCAGGCTATGCTGAACGTTGAAACTCTTGAAGGTCTGAGAACATTCGCATTCGTATGTCCTGCTGATGTAGCGGAACTTCGTAAGAACCTGAAGGAATCCTTACAGTACGTACAGGCATATGCGTTCAACGGATATGTTGGCTCGGTTGCGGGAACCGCGATTTATACGAAGAAGAATTCCGTTAAGGGAACTATCTGCTTCGCTACTGGTGGTGCAGTAACCATCTTTAACAAGAAGGGTACTGAAGTCGAACAGGATCGTGATCCTAATACTCGTAAGAACACAGACTACTCTCGTAAATACTACTTCACTGCTCTGACTGACGGTTCTAAGGCAGTCAAGATTCTGAAGGGTGCGAAAGCAACTGCATCTACTGATACTGCCGTTACTGCCGGTAAGAAATACTACGTTGCTTATCAACTTGGCTATATCGAGGTTGTTCCTGCTGAAGGTGACAATCCGGCTACTAAGGGTTGGTTCGAAATTAAGTAATTAGGAGGTAGATAACATGGAAGACGCAGAAAAACTAGCAATGTTGAGAAATATGGTTGGTGATAATGATGCCGATTCCGTGTTATCTACCTATCTTACTATTGCCGGTCAAAAAATTATCAATCGAGCATATCCATATGACACCACCGTTACAGTTGTTCCTACTCGCTACGAGACACTACAGTGCGAGATTGCGGCTTATCTGATGAACAAACGAGGTGCGGAAGGACAGACAGGGCATACAGAGAATGGCATCAATCGTCAGTATGAAAATGCTGATGTGCCGGCATCTATGCTCAAACCTGTCACACCGTATTGCGGAGTAATCAAATGAAATGCATGGAAATAAACAAGTCTGATTTCTATTACGCATTGTTCGTAAAGAAGGATGACATGGTGGATGAATATGGAAACAAGACCAGTGAACAGAAGCTAACGTTTCTTGATCCAGTTTTGTGCAAAGCCAATATCTCTGCTTCGGTTGGTGAAACGATTGCACGGCAGTTTGGCAACGATGTGTCCTATGACAAGGTAATTGTCATGGATGGAGATAAACCAGTTATTGTCGAAGGTTCACGGCTATGGATTGATTCAGTTCCTCAACTGGATGCTGAAGGCCATTTAGCGGTAGACGAAGATGGGAACATCAAGACACCGCATGACTACATAGTTAATAAGGTCGCAAAGAGCCTGAATAGCTATTCCATTGCCATAGGCAAGGTGACTGTAAGTGGGTAAGCATGTCATCAAAGTCAAATTGTCTGAAGAAGGAATTGACCAGGCAATCAAAGAATTAGAAATGTACCAAAAAGACGTTGAAGCGAAATGCGATTTGTTAAGACAACGGATTGCAGAACGGTTGGCATCTGAATCTCAGAATGGATTCAATGGAGCCGTTGTGGAAGATATTGTCAAATACGGTTCGCCTAGATTCGCTGACGTAAAGGTAACGATTGATTCTCGTGAGAACGTGACAGTCGTTATTGCAAACGGTGAAGATGCCGTTTGGGTAGAGTTTGGTGCAGGTGTGTTCCATAACGGTTCGGCAGGTTCTTATCCGAATCCGCTAGGAGCATCAATGTCTCCGCCAATGGTCATCGGTGGATATGGAAAAGGAAATGGTAAGAAGAGTGCATGGGGTTTTTACGATGAAGACCATGTGTTGAAGATTACCAGAGGTACTCCGGCAGCAATGCCAATGATGAGAGCCATAACAACAGTCTGTAATGAGTTACCGAGTATTGCACGGGAGGTGTTTGGATGATTGATATCGAAAACGAAGTATTCACAATCATGTCAAATGCAATTCGGGCGAAATACAAAAGTGCTTATGTAACAGGCGAGATTGTGAACGTTCCATCTGCATTTCCGTGTACTTATATCCGAGAACTGGAAAATACGGTTCATACCGCAACCAGTGATTCCGTAGAAACAGAAAATCATGGCGATTTGGTTTATGAAGCACAGACGTTCACAAATACTTTGCAAGGTAAGAAATCTCAAGCAAAAGCAATCATGCAGATTCTCGATACCGAGTTTAAGAATTTGGGATTCACTCGAACGATGCTCGAACCAATAGACAACTCAGATCCATCAATCTTCCGTATGGTAGGTCGATGGAAAGCAACAGTATCAAAAGACAAAACCATTTATAGGAGGTAATTCAAATGGCAATCAGTACATATAAAACGTTCTTAATGAAGAAAAACGCTACCGTTTACGAGAAGGTCATTGACATTAAAGACTTCCCTGATTTAGGTGGTTCTCCTGAAACACTGGAAACAACCACACTGACAAATAAAATGCAGACCTCTATTCCTGGTATTCAGAAGATGGATGCACTGGAATTTACATGTAACTACACACTGGCTGACTACAAGACCTTAAAGGCTCTTGAAGGAACTGAAACTGATTATGCAGTTTGGTTCGGTGGCACAGAAGCATCAGGTACCGTAACACCAGATGGAGCAAACGGTAAGTATGCATTCAAAGGCTATTTATCCGTATATCCAGTTGGCGGTGGTGTCAATGAAGTCGTTGAGATGAAGGTAACTATTACTCCATCTACCGAAATTGCATTAGTAACTGAATAAATAGGAGGAGATTTCTAATGTCGAAGCAACTGAATTTCACTTTTGAAGGGAAAGAGTACACTCTTGAGTTTACTCGCAGAACCGTTACAGAAATGGAAAAAAGAGGGTTCAACGCATCTCATGTTGAAGACTTCCCAATGACAAGCCTGCCTGCTCTGTTTGAGGGTGCGTTCTTAGCGCACCACAGATTCGAGAAGAAGGAAACCATTGATAAGATTTTCGCTAAGATGACCAATAAGGATGATCTGATTGGTAAGTTGGCAGAAATGTATAACGAACCATTGATGACTCTGATTGAGGAACCTGAAAAGTCCGAGGGAAACGTGTCCTGGACACCGAACTTCTAAGTGGTTCGTTGTCCTCAGAGGAAGAAACCGCACTCAGGGGAAGTGGAGAGAAATTTGCTTCCACTTCTCCTTTTCCTTTAACGGAGATATTTAACAAACAATTTCCTTATTACCTATCCATAGGAATGACCTATGAGCAGTATTGGGAAGATGATTGCTTGCTTGTTAAATTTTATCGAGAAGCGGAAAAACTTAGAACAGACAGAATGAATCAGCAAGCATGGCTGCAAGGCATGTATGTCTATGATGCCATGTCTAGGTTGTCACCTTTATTCCGAGCATTTGCAAAGAAGGGTACGAAAGCACAACCGTATGTGGGAGAACCATATCCTATCAATTCTAAAGCGGTAAAGGATGCCGAAGAAAAGAAGGAGAAGGGTTCCTTCGAAAAAGGAAAAGCATATATGGCTGCATATATGGCTTCATTCAATAAGGCTAAGAAGGGAAGTGACGAGAATGCCAACAACGATTGATGAACTTCAAATTCAAATCGAAACTGAATCTCAATCCGCGTCTACTGGTATTCAGTCGCTTTCGAATACTCTTGCTACATTAAAGAATTCTTGCAAAGGCGGATTTGGATTGAACCGTCTTGCGAATCAAGTAACCGCATTAGATACTTCGTTAAAGAGTGTCGATGCGGCAGGATCCTCAGCTAAGATTGATACACTGGCTAATAGTATTTCGAAGTTGTCTGGCTTAGGTCAGATTAAGATTTCGTCTACGATTGGAAATCAGTTAAAGAATATCGGTCTTGCTGCAACAGGTCTGAATGGCATGGATTTCTCTGGAATCGGAAGATTGTCTGACTCTCTGAAACCATTAGCCGATTTAGGAAAGAGTCAGTTAAATAGCTTCATCAATCAGATTAAGAAATTGCCGGAAACAATTCAGACGTTAAATGGCATTGATTTTAGTGCGTTCAAAGCAAAGATTGATGAACTGGTGAATACATTACAACCTTTGGCGGATGTATCTGTAAAGATCAGTAATGGATTCAATCAGTTACCTTCTAAGGTGAATGCGGTAACGAATGCCACAACTAGATACGCCAATGCGAATAAGAACGCATCTGGTTCTGCTATCAATTTGTGGGCGAAGTTCCGTATGGCGAAAGCAGTCATGCAGACAACCGTTACTACGATTGCCGGATGGATCACTCAGTCGAACGCATACATTGAGAACTTGAACCTGTTTACTGCATCTATGGGTGAGTATGCGAGTGAAGCACAGAAGTACGCTGAATCGGTATCAGAAGCTATGGGAATTGATCCTAGTGACTGGTTAAGAGCGCAGGGTATCTTCAATACAATCATTACAGGTTTCGGTGTCGGTGCTGATAAGGCATACATCATGTCTAAGAACCTGACTCAGTTAGGTTATGATATTTCTTCTTTTGCAAACATTTCAGTTGAAGATGCTATGACGAAATTGCAGTCTGGTATCTCTGGTGAATTGGAACCATTGAGAAGACTTGGTTATGACTTGTCTCAGGCAAGATTACAGGCTACAGCATTGTCATTAGGCATTGAGAAGGATTTCTCTGATATGACACAGGCAGAGAAGTCACAATTACGTTATTACACCATTATGAAGCAGGTAACAGTCGTACAAGGTGATATGGCACGTACTTTGAACGCACCTGCAAACCAGTTACGTATCTTACAGGCACAGGTAACACAAGCAGGCAGAGCATTAGGTAATATCTTTATTCCTGCTCTGAATGCTACTTTACCGTATGCGATTGCTTTAACAAAGGTAGTTCGTATGCTTGCAGATGCTATCTCAGGTCTGTTTGGATTCCAGTTACCGGAAGTCGATTACTCTGGTGTCACGGGTGTTGGAAACGCTGCTGCTGATGTGGCAGATAATATGGATGATGCTAATAGTAAAGCAAAGGCATTGAAACGTACACTGTTGGGATTTGACCAGTTGAATGTTCTGAATGGAAACGATAGCAGCAGTGGAAGTGGTTCTGGTTCCGGTTCCGGCGGTGATGGATTTGATTTCGAACTTCCTCAGTATGACTTCTTATCTCAGTTGGTTTCTTCTAAGTCAGACGAAATCGTAAATGAGATTAAGAGCATGTTGGGCGAGATCATCGGTGTTGCAAGTGCCGCCGCATTAGCTATTGGTATGATTCTGATTGCAACTGGCGTGAAGCTGCCGTTAGGTATTGCTTTGGTTGCCGTAGGTGCGATTGGACTTGCTACAGAAATTGGTTTGAAGTGGGGAGATATGGACGAGAAACTCGCCCGTACCTTATCCATCATTACTGCTACTGTAGGCGGATTCGCATTAGCCGTAGGTGCATTGTTAGCATTTACCGGTGCGAATGTCGGTTTAGGTGTTGCATTGATGATTGTCGGTGCTGCATCTATTGCTACCGCATTAGCTATTAACTGGAATTTCTTGAATGGAGATCTTCAGAATACATTATCAATTCTTACTGCGATGGTCGGTGGATCATTACTTGCGGTAGGTGCTTTGATTGCGTTCACCGGTGCGAATCCAGGACTCGGTATTGCGATGATGGTTGCCGGCGGTGTTGCATTAGTAGCATCCGTAGGATTGAATTGGGATTTTATGACGGAACCTGTTAAGACCGCTATCACGGCATTGATGAACGTGCTAGGCGGTGCGTTATTAGCGATTGGCGCAGTCATGGCATTCTCAGGTGTCAATATTCCATTAGGTATTGCGATGATGGCAGCAGGATCAGTAAGTCTTGTAGCATCTGCGAAACTGGATTGGAATGGAACATCTGATACCGTTTCTCAGAAGGTAGAGAAACTGGCAACGATTATTGGCGGTGCTTCACTTGCTTTGGGTGGTCTGCTTGTGTTCTCAGGCGTTGGACTTCCTTTAGGTATGGGTTTAATTGCAGTAGGTGCTACATCATTAGCCGTTGCCGCAGGAATTGACTGGAACATGATTCCAGACAAGATAAAAGAAATCGTTAAGAACCTCGGTGCTTATATCGGTGGAGCATTCTTATTGCTTGGCGTTCTGCTTGTATTTACAGGAGTAGGCGTAGGCTTTGGTGTTGCACTGATTGTGGCGGGAGTTTCTTCTATAGTTGCTGCCGCAGTTATGAACTGGAATTATATTACCGATAAGTTAAAGCAGTTCTTTAAGGATTGCGGTACTTTCATCGGTGCTAGTTTGTTAGCTATTGGTGTCATCTTGATTCTTACTGGTGTGGGCATTCCATTAGGTATTGCCTTGATTGCGGCAGGTATCGCAAGTATTACCGCAGCAGCCGTTCTGAATTGGGATGAGATTAAAAATAAGGTCAAGCAAGGACTTGATGCCGTTGCCGGTGCTTTCGAATCATTCAAAACATCT